GACGTAGCTGCCGTTTTTCACTGCGCTGTGCTGTCCGCCTCTTGCTTTCCCCGGGCAGCAACGCTCGGCGGAACAGGGTTGAGCAGAACGGTAATGAACGCGGTCAGGTCGGCTGACACCTTTGCGACACCGGTTTGGAACACGCCAGTGGCCACCTCGGTGTGCTGGCTCTGCTGCAGACCGGCGCCGGCGACGATGATGTCGGCGCTGGCACCGATGCTCATCAAGCGCATGGCTTCCAGTGCCCCGCGCAGGCCACCGAAGCGGGTTTCGATCAGCAGCGCTGCCTCAAGGGTCGGGCGCAGGATGTAGGTTCGCGCGCCGATAACCAGGGTCACGGTGCCGTGTAGTGCTTCGCTCATGGAGTGGTCTCAGCAGGAGACGGGGCCGCAGCCCCATCGATCAAGGAACGGCAGGGCCGGCGACGATTTCGAGGATGTCGGTGTTGATCGCGAGCGTCACGTTGCGGCGCACGACATTGTCAGCTGCACCTGGTGCGACAGTGTTGTTCATCACCTTAACGCCGTAGTAGAACGTGGTCGGCAGAATCGGAGGAGTAGCGCCAGGATCGCCGTCGTTCAGCGTGACCTTGATGTTGTAGTTGCCCTTGGTGCGGTCCTTGTGCGCAATGGCAACCGCTTTCTGCCCGGCGTCGCCGTTGTCGAGGCCGACCGTCACGGTCATGTTGCCCGCATCGGCAGTGCCCTTGTACTTGCGCACGCGGCCGTCGCTCAGTGCAGTGAAGTTCACGGCGCTGAAGGTATCGCCGAACTCGCCAAGGTCTTCGATCTCGCCAACATCGACGTAGGTGTCGGCCTTGTATCCAGCTTCGGTGTCAGCCGCCAGCTTGCTGCCGATAGCGAGTCGGCAGCCGGCGGCTGTATTGAGGTTGTCTTCGGCCATGGGGGATCCTCCAAAGGCTCATTGGATAAAAGCCGCAAGGCGGCCGGGTGTTGGGTTAGTGAGTGGTGATGACGCGGACCGTGATCGAGCCTTGATAGGTGACGCCGTCCGCATCGCGCTGGGCGTCGGACTGCTCGACTCGAACAGAGACAGCGCGCCCCACAGTCAGCGGCAACCGGCGCTCGTCCAGCGCCGCAATGACTTCGCCATTGATGCGTTTGACCTCGGCTTGGCCGACCGCGTCAGACCAGACCGACAGGTAGACCATCCGCGTCTCCCGCTTGCGGCCCGAGATGGGACTGCTGTTCGCGGAAATCTCGCGGTCGATCGACACATACGGCATGTCCGCATTCAGCGGCGCGCCGTCGTAGATCGGGCAACTGACCTCGGCGTTTAGCCTGGCGAATATCGCCTCCTGCAGCGCAAGTGATGGATCAGTCATTTCCAGCCCCTTTACTTGCCTTGCGCAGCGTCCGACTGATTGCCGCCTCGACCTCTGCCAGGACGAACTCGCGATTGACCTGCAGCGCTGGGCGCAGCCAAGGATGCGCTGGCCGAGCGGGAATGTCGGGGAACTTGCCGAAGAAGTGCGCACCGTCAGACTTGTTCTGGACTTCACGCTGGCGGATACCGTTGCGCCGCCCGCTGAGCTGGCTCGTGTCTCGATTTCTGGTGTGTTGGCCACCTATCGCATTGATGTCTGCGCGGCGGTACATGGAGCCGGAGTAGCCTTTGGTGCCGTACTCGATGAAGCGCATGTAGAAGAACTGCTTGTTGATGCCTTTGCCGCGCAGCCCGATCTCGGCGTCCAGGCCACTTTTCGACACGAACGCGGTCAATGCACCTGCTGCTGCGCCTGTGTCCTTGGGAATCAACTGCTGCATGGTACCGAGAATGCGGTCGGCACACTTCTGCATGGTGGGTCGCAGCTCGTTGTCCATAGTGGTGTGGATATTGCGGAGCGTGCGGCGCAGCTTGAAGTCTCCGCGCAACCTCGAGCGACGGGCCATGGCCTACTCCTTGGCCGAGTCGGCCTTGCCGGGCTTGGCTGCCTTTTCCTCGACTACGGGGCTCTCGACGACTTCTTCGGCATAGCCGCGGGCAATCAGGCCAGCGCCATACGCTTTGTCGACGACAAATTCTTCACCCTTCTCGCGATCGCCAGATGCGCCGGAGAGGATGCCAAGTGCACGAACTTTCATGGTTCACCTCATGGATTTGAAACGGATGAGCAAAGAAGGCGCAGCATGTCGCCTTCGTTATTCAGTAGGGCCGACTCGATCTTGTAGGTCTGGCCAGTGCGCTTGCGAACAAGCCGCCACCCGGCGGCCACATCAGCGCGCGGATGAAGCCGGACCTCAGCAGTAACGACAGCCTTCAGCTGCTCCGCAACGGGCATGATTCGACCCGTTGGCAGCGTCACCTCTGCGAATACCTCGGCGACCTCAACCCAGACTTCGTCGAAACCGCCTGTGCTGTTTTGAGCCCGCACTGATTTCAAAAGACGGCACCTGTGTCGCAGCGGGCCGGCCCTCATACCCCCCACCCGATTCGGTGAGGCGTCAGCAGTGAGAGCGATGCCATCGGGACAGCAGCGGCGATAGTGCCAGTGACGACATCCTCTCGATTGGCATACAAGTGGCCCAGGATCAGCAGACAGGCGGCCCGGATAGCCGGGTTGATCAAGATTGGAGACGTGCCCGCCAAGCCTGCTGATTGGGCCTCACCTAGCGCTTCCTCGTCGGCGAAAAACTGCCGATTCAGATAATCCGACGCTTTGCGCTCAGCGGCATCCAGCAGCAGCTCCAGATACTCATCATCATCTTCTGGGTCACGGAGGTGATGACGAGCGATTGCCATGCTGATGACGGGCACGGGTTACTCCTCCAGCGGCTGAAACGATGCCAGCTTGCGCTGCACCAGGTCCTCGCCGTGTCGGCGTGGCACCGAATACGATGGACCGCCACGACGACGCAACTCATCTGCGTCCATGTAAGAGCGCATCGGGTAGATCTGAATTGTCGGCGCATTGGGATTACCCGCCGGCTGGGTCTCGGAAATGCCATCCTTGTCGTCGTTCTGCGCATCAGCGGCTTGCTCTGCAGCGAGTTCAGGCAAGTGCGCATCTGCACCATCAGGCTGCGAACCATCGATAGCAGCAGGCGCTCCAACAGAATCGCTGAACTGCACAGCAACCACTGGAGCATCCTGCGATGCCTCTAGAGGAGCAGGACCATCCGAACGTTGATCAGCAGGTGCATTTACCGCCTCAGTCGCCTCGCTCAGGATCACGGGTGATTCAAGCACGGCCGGTACAGGCGCGGGATTGGCCGCAGGATGTTGAGCAGGGTCCCGCTCGGCCGCTGCCTCAGCGGCGGGTTCTGGTGTTGCCTTGGTGCGTGCCATAGTAATTCTCCAGCTGGGCGCCATCGCTGACGCCGCTTGGTGATGGGGTCACGGAGTGCCAGTGAGCGGGCCGGTAACAAACGCTTCGTCGCGGTAGATGGCGAATGCCAGCCGCTCCTCAGCGCGGATCGTCGCCATGTTGTTTTCGAAGTCCTTGTCGTTCTCGGTCGAGATCAACACTTCGATTTCCATACGATCAAAGATCTGCGCGCCAAGCTTGAATGCACCGACGAGGAAATCGTCTTGCGTCATGGCCTGGGTCGAAACCACCGGACGATTCCACAGGCGAGGATTGGTACCCTCCTGCGGCTGGCCGATGATGTAACGCCCTTCCCCGTCCTTGGTCAGTTCAATTGCCGCCCAGTCGATAGGGTTGAGCACGATTCCGTCAGATGGGAATTCGGCCAATTCGGCCTGCAGCAGCGCAAGACGCAGACGGTCGATACGCTGCTCGCCCACAACAGCGACGCCAGCAGGTGCGGCGTAAAGTTGAGCGACGGTCATCAGACCTTGTAAGTTCGCGCCGGCGCCGTTGCCGTAAAGCAACTGAGCCTCTTCCGCCATGGTCAGGCCGTAGCGTGCGCGGGCGTCGATATAGCTCTGCAGCGCCTTCGCGTCGTCCAGCATCTGGCGGCTCGCCTTGAATAGGTGAGCAATTGTGCGAACGTTCGCGGTGGCCAGTGCGAAGGTCAGGTCGGAATACGGCTTGGCTGTGGTTTCCGCGACGGTCCGAGCGTTGTTGGTGAAGCCGGTCTCACGGATGTACTCGATGGAGTTCGATTCCGTGGTGCCCGGGGCTACCAGGTCACGAATGGTCATTCGACGCGGCGGCGGAGCAACAATGCCCGCCAGGCGCTGAGCTGGCACCAGGTCGCCACCGGTCGCGGTAGTAATGGCGGCGCGAGGTACGGAGACACGGCGCGAGCCACGGAAAGACGAGTTCATGTCCTGCATTTCTTCGCTACCGATCACCAAGGCGCCCACCGACAATTGGGGCTCTTCCTGATGACCGCGATCGCGACTTGCGTTAACGAGCTTTTGCTCTGCCTCGCCCAGGCGCGCCTGAAGCTCGCCCTGCTTGGTCAACAGCTCGTCCACTTTGGCGCGGGTTTCTTCGCTCATCGCACCTGAGGCTTTGATTTGCTTCTCGGTGGACTCGGCTTGGCTTTTGATCTGATCGCCGATGCCTTTCAAGCTGGCGTTGAGTTCTTTGACTTGGGCTTCAAAATCCATGGTCATTTTCCTTGGAGAGATTTGAGAAGGTTCGTTGCCGCGCTCAGTGAGGCGGAGAGGTCTGGCGCGACAGCGCTGGGCTTGTCGGTCGAGGTAGCGTCGCGCGTACCCCCGCCAGCAGCGCGAGGCATGCTGGACTTGAAACTGGCGAACAACTCGCGGCGCTCTGAGCGAGGCATGCCTGCCTTGGCCAGTGCTACGTCCATTGCCTTCAATGCGTTGTTCTGGGCGGCCTCTTCGGTTTCGCGCTCTGTGATCTCGCTGGACGACAGCAGCCCGGTAGCCAACCCGAGCTCTACGGCGCGCTTACCACGAATGTAGGTTTCGTCGTCCATCAGTTCGGCCATGTCTTCCGCCGACTGCCCGCTTGTTTCGGCATAGAGGTCTGCCATTGCTGCGTCGAACTCCTCCATGTCAGCGGCGATGTCGCGCAGGTAGTGGCGATTACCTGCAAGCCAGGTCCAGCAGTTGTGAATCATCAGGAATGCGCTGCTGGCTACCTCTCGCTTGCTGCCTGCGAGAAAGACGATCGACGCGGCACTGGCCGCCATACCAAGCACCTTGGTGGTGACCTGGTGACTGTGCTCGCGCAGGCGGTGATAAATTGCGATGCCTTCGAACATGTCGCCGCCTGGCGAGTTGATGTAGACGGTCACGTCCCGCTCGCCGATGGCACGCAATGCGGCATCGATACGCTTCAGAGTGACCCCCTCGCCATACCAGTCCTCGCCAATCACGCCGTACACCGTGATGGTGTCCGAGGTGCTCTCAACGGCCGCCTGAATCGCGGGGTTCCATTTATCGAGCGCACGCGGGCTCATCTCGCTGCGCAGGCCGCGAGACTGGATCTTGTGTTTCATGGATTACTCCCGAGAGGTGCTATCCGGCTCTTGCAGCCAGTTCATCAGGGCGGCTCGAACAGCTTGCCCATCGTTTTGCTTGCCCAACTGATCCAGCGGTACCAGGTTTGATTGCACGGTGAGCACGTCTCCGCCGGGCTTACTAGGCAGGTTCTCTTTGCTCCTGCCCTCGTTGCGCGTGTAGAAGCCGTTCTGCGCCATCGTCGCGAGATAACTCGCACGCCCCGAGCTGTCAGCCCGCAGGAACGCTTCAAGCGAGAACTCCGAATAGAAGTTGATTCGGTCCACTGCGGTCATGCAGCGTTTGTTCACGCACTGCTCGATCGGTGCTGTATAGGACATGATGCAGTAGGTCAGGAAGGCGATTTGCTGCTGTTCAAGGCCGGTACCCCAGTTGCTCCCCTTGTCGGTCTTCATGACCATCCAGGGCGGCACGCCAAACCAGCGGCAGATTTCCTCGATACTGTGCCCGCGCGACTCGAGCAGCTGAGCATCGGCAGGGTTGATGCCGATCATCTCTGGCTTGACGCCCTGCTCGAGCACGGGGCTGCGACCTGCGTTCAGAGCGCCAGATACAGTCTGGACATACTCTCTAAACTCAGTGCGCTGCGCTGGGTTCAGCGTCTTGTCCACCGAGAACGCAACAGTAGGCATCATGCCGTTCTTGAACGTGTTGTTGGCCGCATCGTCAGCAGA